GGCTATTCCGGATCAGTACACTCTTGCTGACGTGCAAGTAGCTGGTCGTCCTATGATGAACGAGGCCCAGCTTAGTCAGTACCTGCCTTACGATCCTTACAGCATTGAACAACGCCGAGCTTACGAGTTGGAAGGCCCGCGAGCCGTGACGTTCTACGACCGCATTTTGAACCGTCCCGTTCCTGTTGTAACTAAAGGATTCCTGCCCAGTGGCGAGCCTACTACGGGCATTACTATGGGGGACGCGGCCCTCGCGCCATCTGGCGAAATGGATATTACGTCGGTCTTCCCGTCTACTGGCATGAACATCATGGGCAGTGGTCTTGGGGGCACGACAGTAGGGTTGTCTGCTGAGCAGGCGGCGGCAGCGGGCCTTCCTCCCGGTAGCTCTACCGGAAATATTTTATCTACCACTGGCGACAACTTTGTCACACCCGCCGGTACGCTGACCACGGATCAAGTTCTGGGCACTACTGGAACTGGCAATTTTGTTTTTGACACGGTCACGGATGGAACGGGCAATGACACCGCCTTAACAAAAGTTTGCCCGGACGGCAGCGTTGTTGGGATAAACGAGGCGTGTCCAATTGTGGATAACCGGACGCAAGTCCAAAAAGATTTACAAGCTATTTACTTAGGGTCGCCTAATACCGAAATCGCCGGACAGCGTATCTCGGACTATGCCAATGCTATGGGCGGGTTAACTTCGGAACAAGTAGTAAACTCTATCAATCCGGTTATATCTCAAGGCGGAAGTGGCTTATTAGATCCGGGTTCTGTGATAACTGCGGCGGATGTGGACGCGGCGGTAGTTGCCGGAAACTTTCCTTTAGCGGGAACTGGTTCTCCTGTTACCACTAACCTAACCGACTTGTACACCCCGGGAGCGGCTACCGGACAAGGGGATTACACTAACCTTGAGTCGGCGTACCGAGTTTTGGACGAAGGCGCTAGACAAGGTTTGAGCTTAGATCAAATAGGTTCTCAGTTTGGCTTAGACGCTGCTAGGACTCGTCAAGTCCTTCAGGATGTCGGCATTGACCCCTCTGCGTATGCTGCGGGTAAAGGCATTCTTTCTTTGCCCTCTACTGTAACGGAAGTCGGTTCGCAAAGGATTCCCGGATTTCAAAAAGGCGGTGCGGTAGACACGGGAGACCAAAGCGGCGGTTTTGTCGAAGGACTGAGGTCCGTGGGCCGCGGCATCTCAGGTCTTGCCCGTTACGCAAAAGACAAGATGTTTGGAGAAGTGCCCGAGTACATGGCGGACACATCCGAGATTCGTTTCTCTGGTCGCCCGGGCAGCACTTATCGTGAAGAGTATTACGGTGAAGGGCCTACGTTTGAGGAGCGGTTGATTAAGGAATACGGTTACCCGGAAAGCCCCGAGCGTCCCGGTTCAGCAGACTTTAGTCGCGAATCACGGCCCACGGGTCGTATGGACATGCCGGCAACCTCTGAGTTGTTAGACGCCCGCGCGCATGCGTTAGGCACTGCTCTTTACGGAAACGAGTATGGTGGTGAGGCTTCTAGCACCATGGGTTTTTTAGGCGAGCAGTATGATCAGATGGTTGATAACGCCAGTCGAGAAGACGCGGCTATGGACAGTCGCAACAATGCGGTTGGTCGCAAGATTCTTCGTAACGCGGGTATTATGAACACGACTCGGGATCTTACTAGGATGGTTGACCAAAAAATCTTGGATCAGCTAGACCGCATTATGGATCGTCCTATTGAAGAGCGTAGGGCAGAAAGTCCTAAAGACGGTCCGGATCTTTACTTCTCTAGATTAGACCCTAAAACGCTGAAGACTACTACGGATCCCCGAGGGATCATTAACGCAAAAACATACTCTCGTCACCCCGGCGGAATTTAAAAACAGGACACGGACATGGCAGAACCACGGCAACCGGTAGTCTCTTTGATGGATCGAATGAGTGACGATCCGGAGCTTTTGGCTATTCAAGACGAAGCGGACTTAGCGACACCTAACGGCATGTCATCTGCGGCGGACATTATGCCCGACGGCATTGAGATTGAGTTAGATGAAGAAGGCGGCGCTACCATAGACTTCGATCCTATGGCCGACAACATGACTGACGAAGGGGATTTCTACCGGAATCTCGCCGAGGACATGGATGACGGCGAGTTGGGGCGTATTTCAAACGATTTGGTTGGTCAATACGACGCCAACAAAGCGTCTCGTCAGGACTGGGAAGACACGTATACCAAAGGTTTAGAGCTGTTAGGATTTAAGTACGAAGAGCGCACTTTGCCTTTCCGTGGCGCTACTGGCGTAACTCACCCACTTTTGGCCGAATCCGCCACTCAGTTTCAAGCGCAAGCTTTTAACGAGCTTTTGCCTCCAGAAGGTCCGGTTCGTACGGCGATTGTTGGCGCCCCGGATAAAGAAAAAGAGTCTCAAGCACGTCGCGTTCAAGAATTTATGAACTACTACATCACTAACGTGATGGAAGAGTACACGCCCGAATTCGACCAAATGCTGTTTTATTTACCCTTGGCCGGATCAACCTTCAAGAAGGTTTACTATGATGAGACTTTGGGCCGTGCGGTAAGTTCTTTTGTACCTGCGGAAAACCTTGTCGTGCCGTACGAGACAAGTAATCTGGAAACGGCTCCGATTATTACTCACGTAGTGCCTATTTCTGCAAACGACCTGCGCAAAAAACAGGTTTACGGGTTCTATTTGGATGTTCCGATTAACCCCGGGCAAGAAGAATCTTCGCAGCTTAGCGATGAAATAGACAACATACAGGGCGTACATCCCTCGTATGTTAATTACGACTGCACTTTGCTTGAGTTCCACGTAGAGCTGGATCTACCGGGCTTTGAAGACACTGGTGAGGACGGTGAGGAAACGGGTATTAAAATCCCTTATATCGTCACCATTAGCGAAGAAACCGGAAAAGTTTTGGCTATTCGTCGTAACTACATTGAAGGCGACGCGTCGTACAAAAAGATTCAATATTTCGTCCACTATAAGTTTCTTCCGGGTCTGGGCTTCTATGGCTTGGGTCTTATCCATACTATTGGTGGACTCTCTAGGACCGCCACAGCGGCGCTACGCCAGCTAATAGACGCGGGTACATTGTCTAACTTACCGGCTGGCTTTAAGGCCCGTGGCATGCGCATACGTGATGATTCTGAGCCTTTGCAGCCGGGAGAGTTTAGGGACGTAGATGCGCCGGGCGGTGCTATTCGAGAAAGCTTGATGCCGCTTCCGTTTAAGGGTCCGGATCAGACGTTATTTAATTTGCTGGGTTTTGTAGTAGAAGCCGGGCAGCGTTTTGCTACGATTACTAATTTAAAAGTTGGTGACGGGAATCAAAATGCGCCGGTGGGCACTACCGTAGCCATGCTTGAGCAAGGTACTCGTGTAATGAGCGCGGTACACAAACGCATGCATTATGCGTTACGGCAAGAGCTAAAGCTTTTGACACAAGTAATTGCCAATGATTTGCCGCAAGAATACCCTTATTCGGTAGAGGGCGGTGATCAAGCCATTATGGCTAAAGATTTTGATGACCGGGTAGATGTAATACCGGTTTCTAATCCAAATGTTTTTTCGCAATCTCAGAGAATAGCGGTTGCACAATCTCAACTAGAGCTTGCTATGCAAGCGCCACAGCTTCATAACACGCATGAGGCTTACCGCCGTATGTACGAAGCTTTGGGCGTTCGGGATATAGATAAGATTCTTAACGCACCTACTGCGGATGAGCCATTACCTAAAGATCCTGCGCAAGAGCATATTGACGCTATGGATGATGTGGAGCTTAAGGCATTTGAAGGTCAGGACCACGATGCGCATATAACCGCGCACTTGACCTTTATGGCGTCGGGCATTGTTCAAGCAATGCCTGCAATGGCAATGGCTTTGCAAAAGCACGTTTTACAGCATGTAAAGCTTAAGGCTCGTGAGCAAGCCGCAGCGATGTTCTTGCAGCAAAACCAAGGTCAAGAGGTTACTGAAGATCAGATGCTTGACGTTGAAACGTTGGTTGCACAGATTATTGCTCAGGAAATGCAGACAGTTCGTCAGATGAGCCAGAGCATTATGGGCGGCGAGGGCCAAGGTCCAGATCCGTTGCTGGCTTTGAAAGAGAAAGAGTTACAGATAAAAGAACAAGGTACTGCCGCAGATATATCAGAAGGCCAGCGCAAGCTAGACCTGCAAGCGGCAACTTTGCAAGAACGTTCGCGTCAATTTAACGAACGCTTGGCTAGCCAAGAACAGACTAACCAACAAAGAATTGAAGCAACCAACCAACGAGAACTTATGCGCATCCAAGCGCAACGAGAGCAACGAGGAAATTAATTATGCGCACTGTAAAATGTAACGGAAGTGCTCCGGGCAAAGCCCCTAAAGCCACAAACTATGCGGACATAAAAGGCCAAGGCCGTGTACCGTACGCTATGGCTAAAGCCGAAAAAACACCTAATACAGAAAAAGGCGTCTGTATTACGGGCAAGAGCCGCGGCATGGGAGCTATGCTTCGTGGCGGTGACTTCCACATTTGTTAGGAGAAAATCATGCCTCTGATGCGTGGTAATAGTTCGAAAACTATAAGCTCCAATATAAGCAAGCTTAGGGACGAGGGGTATCCGCAGAAGCAATCTGTGGCTATTGCCTTGTCCAAAGCGGGGAAAAGTAAGCCCAAGAAAATGGCTAGTGGCGGAGTGGTAAAGGGTTTTAGCCCTATCATCATGAAACCGCAAAGGTTTCAAGGTATCTATTAGCCTTTTTCAAAAAAATAGTATAAGATTCGCTGCAACTATATCAGATAAAATCATGGGAGGATTCATGGATGATTTGGTTGTGGTGCAGTTCGTTCAAAAAAGCATTAAAGAACGCAGAAGTAACGTATTAGATATTTTAGAAAGCAACGGTATAGCCTCCATGGAGCAGTACGCTACTCTGATGGGTGAGCTAAACGCATTGAATCACATAGCACAGGAACTCTCCTTCCTGCTAGAACAACAGGAGCAGTTGAATGATTGAAGTACCCGGTTACTTAGCAAAACAGCTTGAAAAAGAAGCTGCTGAAAAAAAATCTAAAAAATCAAAAGAGGATGTTTCACGTGAAACATCTGTTGACAGCATGTACGTCGAGCCAAAGTCTAAAGTATTAGACCCCTCAAAGGCCGACGCTTCCCTCCTAGAAAAGCTTCCGAACCCCAGCGGTTGGAGACTGTTAATACTGCCCTATAGAGGCAAATCTAAGACAGACGGTGGCATTTATATACCGGACAAAGTGTTAGAAGACGGTCAAATTCAAACCGTAGTTGGATATGTCTTAAAGAAAGGCCCGTTAGCGTACAAAGACAAAGATAAATTCCCAGAAGGCGATTGGTGCAAAGAGAAAGATTGGGTAATTTTTGCTCGGTATGCGGGGTCTCGTTTCCGTATTGACGGGGGCGAGGTACGTATTCTTAACGATGACGAGATACTAGCAACCATCTCTGACCCGGAAGATATAATCAGTTTTTAATAGGAGATAAACATGGCTGAAGCACAATACGAAATTGAAGAGGACGAAAAGTCCGTAGATTTAGACGTTTCTGAAACCGAAGAAACGGAAATAGAGCTTAAATCTTCTCAAAAAGAAAATGCAGACGAAGCTAGTGACGAAGCTAGCTCATCTTTTGATGACGATGACGAGCATCAAGAGTATAGCGCGGGTGTTAAAAAACGAATTGATCGTCTAACTAAAAAAATGCGAGAAGCCGAGCGGCAGCGAGAAGAAGCCGTTAAGTATGCGCAAAACGTGCAAAGCGAGGCGGAAAAGATACGCGCCCGTATGCAAGCGTTAGATCAAGGCTACATGACAGAGTACGGCAGTCGCTTAAGCATGGAACAGCAGCAGGTTGAAGCTGAATTAAAACGTGCTGTTGAAATGGGTGATTCGGACGCTACTGTAGCTGCTCAAAGAAAGATGACCCAGTTGGCGCTTGCTTCGGATAGGTACGAAACCACCAAGCAGGCCCAAGAGCGTGCTTTGAGGGAGCAACAGCAGGCTGCTCAATACCAACGGCAACCGGCTCCTCAGCCGGCTCCTAGAGCGCCGGATCCAAAAGCCGAAGACTGGGCAAGCAGAAATGAATGGTTTGGGACGGATGAAGCTATGACCTTTGCCGCATTTGGCTTACATAAGAGATTAGTGGAAGACGAAGGATTTGACCCAACGAGCAATGAGTATTATAGTGAGCTAGACAATCGCATACGGAAAGAATTTCCGCATAAATTTAAAGACTCTGCCGGCAAACGTCCTGTACAAAATGTAGCCGGAAGCGCCCGTGGAACCACGGGTAGGACTGGACGCAACACTAAGGTAAAACTCACGCCAAGCCAAGTCGCTATTGCGAAGAAATTAGGTGTGCCACTTGAAGAATACGCGAAATATGTCAAATAGGAGACGACAATGACTGACAAGAAATTAGGTTTTGAAGGTATTGATCGCTCTTCTCGCGCTAAAGACAGCAGAGAGAAACAACAGAGGCGAAAGCCTTGGGCACCCCCGTCCATGTTAGATGCACCACCTGCACCCGAAGGGTACAACCACCGGTGGATACGTGCAGAAGTTCGTGGTTTTGACGACCGCAAGAATATTTCTGCTCGTATGAGAGAAGGATATGAGCTTGTAAGAGCGGATGAGTATCCCGATTTCGAAGCCCCGGTAGTAGATTCAGGAAAATATGAAGGTGTTTTTGGCGTTGGAGGACTTTTGCTCGCACGCATTCCAGTAGAAACTTTGGCGGAAAGAACTGAATATTTTTCTGGTAAAACTCAAGATCTTATGGATGCTGTCGATCACGACATGATGCGCGAAAATGCCCACTCAACTATGGCGATTACTAAACCCGATCGTCAATCTCGTGTAACTTTTGGTGGCTCAAGAAAAAATTAAGCCACCCCTTTAGGAGAAATTACTTATGGCAAATCAAGCAACTGCCTATGGTCTTCGTCCTATCGGGCTTGTTGGTAGCGGCGTAAACAGTACTGGTGTAACCGAGTACGAAATCGCCTCTGACAACGCTAATGCTATTTTTCAGTACGGAATTGTTGTTCCTACTA